CTTTATACCAACAAATGCCTCCAACTGCTAAAATAGTTTTTAAAGCAGGGACGCTTGATCAGTCACTAGGCGCTCCAGAAGTCGCAGCCGGCTACGCCAACGCAGTTATTGGGGTTGCGTCAGGAGATATTGGTTCTATAATTGGTGTCGCCACAGCAGATATTGACAAGGTTATAGGTTCATAATGGATATTGATTTAAATAAGATAGCCAAGCTTGAAAAAGCAATTGGGCAAAGATGGGGCAAAGAGACGGTGTCTAACCCTAAATCGTGGTGGACCCCTGAAAAAGAAAAGGAATATCTTCAGCAGCTTAAACAATTGACAAAAATACAAAAACCTAAAAGAGTCAAAGAGAATGTTGATGGTGTTTTAATAGAGAAAAAACTACTTACTAAGGAGACATTATTATATTGTCCAATTTGTACAAAAAAGTTATCAACGGTGAGAGATGATGTATATAGCACCAAATATCAGTGTTGTGAATATTGCTATATACAATACGTTGAGTATAGAGAGCAACGCTGGCTAGAAGGATGGAGACCAAAAGATGTCACAAAAAACACTTGATATAGTAAGAGGGATCGCCCAAGCAGCGGCAAATTGTTATGACGGGGCTCTTGACCCGGATGGGAAACCATACGCGATTGGGTTAAAAAGAGAAGAGGGTCATCTTGTTAATGATACTCGTCGGATGGACGGGTTTAAAGTTAAGATAGTGGCTAACGTGCTCACCATCAACTATCAGACCGAATGCACATTAAAAGAAGTTTACTCAACACCTTTTGAAAATGACATAGATGCCACCTGCGAAGACATTAAAAAGCACTTACAGAAAAAGTATAAAGAAATCACTGGTGATACACTTTCACTCAAGGTAGAAGGCGAGTGTCATATTCTTGTTCAAGAATTGAGTCGTGTTCGGTGCTTTGCCTTGGCGCAAAAGAATTATTTAATCGGTGGCTTAGAGGGTGTTGCCCCCAATGATGGTGTCAAGAATCGCGCTACGGTCCTTAAAAATGCTGAGCGCGGCGACCTTGAAAAATCATTTAAAAGCTTCCTTGATCAAAACACGGATAAAAGGCCAAAGAACGATACTCGGAGAGCATAATGTCCTTTCAACTCTCAAAGAGTGATTGTGTAAAGGAGGTTGTGAAGGCTGGCAAAGATCCGACATATTTTATTAATAATTATTGTCGGATCTCACACCCCATTAAGGGCCTTATTCCGTTTAAGATGTATGATTTCCAGAGAGATTTGATACATGAGTTCGATGATTATCGGTTTAATGTTATCCTTAAGGCGCGGCAGCTAGGTATTTCTACCATAACCGGAGCTTATGTGGCATGGCTTATGCTTTTTCATCGTGACAAGAATGTTCTCGTCATTGCTACAAAATTTGGAACCGCATCTAATCTTGTAAAAAAAGTAAAAGCAATGATAAAAAATCTGCCTGAGTGGATGCAAATTGCTGATATCGCTATTGACAACAGGGCCTCTTTTGAATTATCTAATGGGTCGCAAATTAAGGCGTCATCTACGAGCGGGGATGCGGGTCGTTCCGAGGCGTTGTCTTTGCTTGTGATTGATGAGGCTGCCCATGTTGAAGGCCTTGAAGAGTTATGGACTGGCTTGTATCCTACCTTATCAACTGGTGGGCGCTGTATTGCTCTTTCCACCCCTAACGGTGTAGGGAATTGGTTTCATGATACGTGTGTTAAGGCTGAGAGTGGGGAGAATGATTTCAATATGACAATTCTTCCGTGGGAGGTCCACCCCGATCGAGATCATGAGTGGTTTGAAAAAGAGACCAAAAACATGTCGAGGCGTCAAATTGCACAAGAGCTTGAGTGCAATTTTAATATGTCGGGCGAGACCGTATTTTCATCGGACGCGATTCAATGGTTGAAGGAGAATTCGATAGAACCCAAGCACAGAACAGGGTTTGACCGCAATTATTGGATCTGGAAGGAGTACGACCCTTCTGCGGCCTATTTGATATCAGCCGATGTGGCTCGCGGCGATGGAAAAGATTATTCTGTCTTTCACGTCGTGAGGATCGATACCTGCGAGATTGTGGCTGAATACAAAGGCAAATTGACCCCTGACGCGTTTTCGGAGGTGTTGATTACTGCTGGAAAAGAATACGGCAATGCAATGTTGGTGGTGGAAAATAATGCTGTAGGATACGCTGTACTGGAGAAACTTATTAACAGAGTCTACCCAAACATATATTATTCCAAGAAAGGCACTCATGAATATGTTGAGGGCTATATCGGAGAACACATGACGTCTGCCGTTCCTGGCTTTTCAACAACACAGAAAACAAGACCTCTTGTTATTGCGAAAATGGAAGAGTTTGTGAGAAATAAACTAATTAAAATATATTCAAAAAGGATTGTTGCCGAAATGGAACAGTTTATCTGGAAGGGAGGGCGTCCCCAAGCATCTAAAAAGAGTAATGATGATTTAATTATGGCTTGTGCTATTGCCTGTTGGGTAAAAGACACTGTGTACGCCGAGAACTTAAGGGCGGTTGAATACTCTAGTGCGTTTTTAAATTGTATGGTAAGAAATCCGACAAAGATGCACACAACAATTCCTGGCATGCAGGGCCACCGACAGGTACAAGATACAGATCAAAAAAGTCAATACCAAGAATATGCTTGGTTACTAAAGGGATAATAAATGGCGAAGAAAAAAGTAAGTAATCCTAATAATCCGGCGAATCGTTTATACAGGCAACTGACCCGGCTGCTTTCCGGTCCTTTGGCCATATATGATCAAGAACTGCCGAGGCAGATGAAGCGGCGCCAATACTCTACTTGGGCGGCGGACTTCAAATCTGCGTCTGGCCAACATTTTAAACGCGAGGATTATAATCCATACGATCAGATGACTGCCAATTATATGGCAAATCAGAATCGTTTTGATCGTTACATTGATTTTGATCAAATGGAATATATGCCCGAGATAGCGAGTTCGTTGGACATTTACGCGGATGAAATGACGACTTCCAACGACCTTAATCAGATGCTACAGGTTAGGACCAACAATGAAGAAATTAAAGGGGTCTTAGATAATCTTTTTTATAAGGTTATGAACTTAGAGTTTAATTTGTTTGGATGGTGTCGTTCTATGTGCAAGTATGGAGATTATTTTCTGTACTTAGACATTGATGATGACATGGGTATCAAGTATGTGATGGGGCTTCCCCAAAATGAAATTGAAAGATTGGAGGGTGAAGATAAAACGAACCCTAAGTATATCCAATTTCAGTGGAATTCTGCTGGGATGACGTTTGAAAATTGGCAGGTTGCTCATTTTCGTATTCTAGGGAATGATAAATATGTCCCCTATGGGACTTCGGTGCTTGAGCCTGCTCGTAGAATTTGGCGCCAGTTGACTCTAATGGAAGATGCCGTAATGGCATATCGCATTGTTCGATCGCCAGAGCGCCGTGTTTTCTACGTTGATGTAGGGAACATTCCACCGCAAGATATCGAGCAGTATATGCAGAAAGTCATTACGCAAATGAAGCGCAATCAGATTGTTGACGCTAAAACTGGGCGTGTAGATTTACGTTATAATCCGATGTCGGTGGAGGAAGATTACTTTATTCCGGTAAGAGGGGGAGCTTCAAACACTCGCGTAGAAAGTCTTCCGGGGGGCACTTATACTGGGGACATTGATGATATTAAATATTTACGCGATAAGTTGTTTAGTGCGCTGAAGGTCCCCGCTTCGTATCTTTCCAGGTCCGATGATGGGTCAGAAGATAAAACTACCCTGGCGCAGAAAGACATTAGGTTTGCAAGAACCATTCAAAGACTCCAAAAGTCAGTTATTTCGGAGCTAGAAAAGATCGCTATTATTCATCTTTTTACTTTAGGGTATCGGGGTAAAGATCTATTAGGATTTAAATTAGCCTTAAACAACCCTTCCAAGCTTGCTGAACTTCAAGAGCTTGAGCACTGGCGGACCAAGTTTGAGGTGGCTACTGGCGCGACCGAGGGTTACTTTTCGAGAAGGTGGGTGTTTGAACACCTCTTTAACATTTCCGAGAAGGAAACTTTACGAATGCAACGAGAGAGATTCTTTGACAAGAAGCTGGATCTTGCGCTGGAGCAATCTATCAAAGCAGAAGAGGCGGCTTTTGGCACAGACCTCACTGGTGGTACTGAACTGGAGGGGGGTGAGTTTGAGCTTGGAGGTGGCGACGAGCTAGGAGCCGGTGAAGAACCTGGTGGCGAAGCCGACGAAGATGTGCTCCTCGCTAGACCGGGCGGTGAGGTTACGGAGGTAGAAAAATCTGACGTAAAACCAGGCGAACGGTATAAAACTCAGAGAAGCAAGGGTTACCATGAAAAGGTTCCTTTTGATAGAAGAAAGAGATCAGGGAGAAAGAAAAGCCAAAACGCAGCCGCTTCTACTTCGCCTGCGAGTAGGGGCGCGGGGAGAAAAGCTCTTTTTCCTGGATATGGAGAAATGTCTCAATTAGGGTATGGTAAGATTTATGAAGCTAGAGAATCTAATTATAATGAGGAAGAAGATCGTATTTTGAATTCACAGTACGAGATCGATAAACTGATAGAAGGGCTAGAGATAAAACACAATGAAGTTAAAACACAATAAAAAAAGAAATACCGCATTTTTATTTGAATCTCTTACGAAGGAGTTGACCAAGGCTATTCTAGTCAAAGATCCCGAAAGAAAAAGGGTGGTTATGCGCGTTTTAAGGGAGTCATTTAAGAAAAAGACTCACCTGCACAAAGAACTTACAATCTATAAATCCCTGCTGGAGGACGGCGATTTGTCAGCGCGGCAGGCAGAGAAGGTTTACCGAGAAGCCTGCCGCCAGTATGCGGAGTTGGATAGCGACGCGATTTTTCAGGAGCAGACAGAGTTAATTAATAAGATAAATAAATTTATATCACCGGATGTGTTTGATAACTTTGTCCCTTCTTATACGGCTATGGCCACAGCATACCAGCTATTCAACAATGATTTGGCGCCGAAGAATCGCGTTGTTCTAGAAGAGCAGATGCTTTCTAGCATGGTAAGAAAGCCTCTTACGGAGGCCACGGGATACAAGAAGGTCCCCTCTGACAAGCTTATCATGAAAACATACTTAAAGAAGTTTAACAAGGAGTTTGGTGATAATTTGTTAGCTGAGCAGAAGACACTTTTACAGAAGTATGTCAACTCCTTTTCAGATAACGGCCTTGGCTTAAAGGTGTTTCTCAATGAAGAACTCATCAGGATAAGAGAGATTATCACAAACAATCTGGACAAGAATGAGAGTTTTGGCCCTGTTGTAGAAACTATCGATGGTTTTAAGGGACAGTGGATTACTGCTGAAGTGCTAGAAAAGATTATGAACCTCCAGTCGCTGGCACAGGAGGTTGAAGTGTAATGGTGGTTGCGGTCAAAGTAGGATCGGTTCCTGAGGCCAATGTCCCTGATGTTAAAGTTACCATCAGGGACATTGATGCCACGGTTCTTATAAAGAAGGATCTATACCCGGTTTCGTTTAAAATACGTAAGTCACTTGAAGGTAATTTGATGATTTTTGATCATCGGGACTTGGACATTGTTATTATGCCCCAACAGAAGAAAATTGTTGCCTTTCCAAAGGATAAGATGGGGACACAAGTTTATGATGCCCAGGATAGAATGTTTCGATTTCTTCATAAAATGGGCGTCATAAAATATGGAACTGTTCAAGGGGGGGCCGTTTACAACTCCATGCAGGCGAATCTTCCAACGACGGATGAGTATAATGTGGTGGACTATGTCTTGTTTGCTCTGGAGAAGTGGATGGATGACGAGAAGCCTTATTTTGAATTTGAGGAGGCTTTTTATGATCGATTTGAAAAAGAACTCACTGCGCCTGACGAGGAGGACTCCACCAACTTTGACCCCAAGCGTCAAGCAGCCGAGAAGGGATCAATTCGTCCTGGTATGCAGCCTTATGGTCTTACAGCCTTATATCGTTTGTAGGCGTAAATGGAACTTATATACTTTATTCTCGCCTCTTACGGCTTAACCTTCATCCTCCTGTATGGATCCATCTTTAATTCCATAAGACCCACCAAGGGCAAATTGGGGGAATTATTTCATTGTCCTCTATGTGTTGGCTTCTGGGCTGGTGTTTTCTTGTGGTCGATAAACGGACATACAGAACTATTTACCTTTGAGTATAATTTTATAAATCCATTCATCTGTGGATGGATC